AATGAAACTTACACCCATTGCTGCTAATCAGAACGAAGTTACTATCAACGACGGAACACAAATCTTCTTCAGTTATAGAACACCAGTTGCAGCATATTTGCCAGAGAAAGGTTATGTTAGAACTGAAAAGTTCTGGTCAGTAACAACATCTAGGCACATCAATAAGTGGTTAGGAGGTGTTAACAATGTCTCTGAAATCAGTCAAGAGATTCTTGACAATCTAGCAGCATAATGTTATACTGGGAGTAACAACAATTACTCCCTTTTTTATGCTCTAATGTAACACACAGACAGTTAAATTGATCTACTAAATGTAAAGAACTCGCCCCAAAAGGCAGTCGTGATGGGGGTTCTCGGTCTTCATGGGGGCCGTTAATATAAAAAGGATAGAGACCCTAACCTACAAAGGTTCCCAAGAGCAAGTGATATATAAAAATATTTAAAAAAAATTTCCCAGTAAAAAACATGACTCCACAGTTTTCACAAGATTTTCAAGATACTCGCACATGGTTGCTTGAGACCCTTATAAGGTATGAGGGATGTCTGGATACACGAATGTATGGCTGTGCTGATCTTTGTGTAAATGCAGATTGTATAAATGATGTTAAAGATGTAGTTAAGACTTGGGAAGATTTTAAGAAAAGAACACCATCCACTTCATCAGTTAACCGTTTATGAAAACTGAATATGTCAAAAAGATTCACACTTACCCTACAAGAGGATGATTTCGGTGATAATTACATATCAATTCCAGAAGAAGTTGCCGAGGCACTGGACTGGAATATAGATGATGTGCTAGAATATCATTTAGAAGAACCTAAACTAACATTTAAAAAGATTGATGAGTGACCCTAATCAGAACATTACTGAAATTGATCCTTGGCAAGATAATGCTGAGGCACATGAAGTACTGAATACGTGCGTACATGAATTAGCAGCGAGACTAGGAGAGGTTACAAAGTATGTTAGTGACCTAACTACCCCTGAGAAGATATTATATAAACCAAAAGGAGCAAAGGAGTATCTAAATATTAAGGAGAACTATGATGAGATATATCGTAGGTTAACAGAATTGGAAGCAATGGCACATAAAGCACCTACAACTGATCATGGAAAGAGACTTACTGCTTTAGAGGAAAAGGTAAATGGGTTGTAAACCTGTTGGAGAAAGATATACAGATTCCTGTGTGAGGCAACATCCAGGTACTGCTGATGGTGTCAGCATAGAATTTTTAGAATATCCTGGTGCAACTATCAGACAAGGCAATTTACCTTACAACGTACCTGCGAGAGATGGCACAACTGTTCAGTATCAATCTGATCTAGTATGCTCGTCAGGCAATCCAGCAGATATGTTAACTGATGGTATGTGTGGTAAGGCAAATCGCTTAAACGTTGAGTACTTACAAGAAGGAGAGAGTAGTGGAGATTGTTTATTTGTATATGACTACTACCCTACAGGTCTTTCCTTTGACTTTGGATACTCTGATACATGGTTTTCATACTTATTTGATACTACCGATAAGGCAGGTATATTAGGAACACCTTGCTATCATATAGAAACAGAAGAAACTAATATACCTGAGTCATCTCCTGGTGCAGGTGATGGTAGTTATTCTTCATCATCTTCTTGTTTTCCTTGTAGTGCCTTTGACTGTACCCCCGCTTCGACCACAATATCGTATACTGTCCCAAATGAAGGAAGAGATTCCGACGACCCCGACTGCCCACATTCTACCTTATTTGCAGTAGATACCCAAAGTCCTAAACTAACGTTCAGTTATGACTCGCTTTCAACCACGTTACCTGATGGATGTCTAGACTTTGAGTTGTCATATGATGGTGTAACCTATACTGATAGTTGGAATGAGAATGAAACGACTGGTACTGAATATATTACGGCACAGAACCCCTACCAGGGTGGCGACGAGGCATTCAGTGACTTCAAGATATTTGAGTTAGATTCTGGTCTTGCACAAGGTCTTAGAATCAAATGTGAGATTAAACCTGTGTTTGACGATACTAACGACCCAACAGTCTTTTCAGGCACATCCTGGCGTATTACAGAGGTCTTATCACCTGGTACTGGATACTCAGTAGGAACCACATTCTCTTTGAGTTATACTCATACCCTTCCAGACAATAGTACAGTTGTTCTTACTAATAATATAAAGATCAAAACAATAGGTCCAGTACAAGCAACAGAAGGTCAAGAGGGGTTTGATGTACTAAGAGCAGGTGATACAGTTAATGGTCATATAGTAACTCGTGTATTTCACACCGATATAGATAATTTTCCATACCATATAGCATATCTTGATGCTTGTGGTAGTAATTTTGCTAAAGATACACAGTATACATCGGACAGGAACCACGTAATTACAGCAAAAGCAGGTTGGGGTATTCCAGACCGAGCACATCTTGTAGGTTTCTATGAGTTTATGAATAAGTCTATACAGTATGTTACTGCTGATGTAGATCAAGAATCACCAAATAGGTTCCATGACCTAAGAGTGCCACAGGTTACTATGTCTATTGTTAATGGTGTAGTTGATAATATCAGTATAGTTGATGGTGGAGCTGGTTGGCAAACACTAGATGCTGTGCCAGATGTGTATATTACCGCCCCCCTAACCACCACAGGTAAGAGAGCAACAGTAAGGGCTACGTTTGTAGGCGGTGCAATGACTGGTATTACAGTAGTTGATGGAGGATCTGGGTATTCTTCTACAAAACCTCCGAACTTACAGATAAGAAATGTACATAAGGTAGTGGATCGTACTATAGATAACGGTACATATAGAGCAACATATGCAGATGATATAAGAACATTGTTACTTTCCTTACCAGAAGGCGACTCTGAATCTAGTGCTGCTACATTAAGAGCACTAGAAAACCTACCTCAGAACTTTTTTGATCAATATAAGGTAGCAGATTTCAGTGTTAAAGGTGATCCTAATACGCAACGTGTAAGACAAAAGGCTCAAAGGATGTATAGTGACACTGCTACAAACCCATTAAAGGAATCTAATAGAATTGATGACTTAGATATGAGTGTAGTAGAGAATAGTACTGTAATAGATACGGAATTAAAGGATATTCTTAAGCAATATCTCCGTGATGAGAGTCATAGAAGTAGAATGCAACACATAGAGGACATAACACAAAAGGTTATTCCTGAATATAGTAACCATGATGAGCGTTATGTTACTACTATACAGGGTAGAATTAGTGAATTACCTCAAGCATCAGAGTATACTAAGTACATGATGAAGCAATATAGACCCGATCCCCAAGATAGTATAGATATTAATATAACATTATCATGTAGTACCGTGGAAAGTGGGTGTGGACATATCACATGTCCTGCACCTCCATCCTCATCTCCTGGTCCATATCAGTCATTTTCTATGTCTGGAATACTTGGTGATGGATGCAAACCGTGGACTGCGTCGGGAACGATGAAAGTGTGGAATGATTTGACCAGAGCTAATGCAGCATGGTCAGCTGCAATAGCAGCATACGGAAACCCTTACGATACAGGAATGTATTTACCCTAATGGCAATAGGAGCAGCGTTATTTAAAGGCAATTGTAGCGGTCATGGCACTGGTAGTGGATCTATGCACCATCCAGGACTAGGTGGAGGAACACTTGGTGGATGCCCTCACTCACCAACAGCAGGGCAAATTATCGCAAAACCCGTAGCACAGATGGATGCTGTTACAACTTGGAAGCCTACTGAGCAAAAACCCAAGACAAAATTGGAAAGAAGTGTTATAATAAACAATAAGATCCCTATTATAGATAGAGATGAGCTTGTTCTACACCCTACTAAGACAAAACACAAAACCACTTCCGTTGGTTCAAGGTGTTATACCGTCAGATCAAGTCCTGCGTGGCATTGCACGGAGGGTATATCAGGTGGTAGAGAGTCTTCAGATGGACATCAGCGTAGATGTTACTCCAGTACCAAAACAGTTTGGATTACAGGAGAACTTGCTGGTAGAATAGGTGATGATCTAGGTGAGGACACAACTGAGTGGCCTTGTCTATCAACTATCTCAGGTGGGAGTAAAGACGTTTTTATTGGAGACTAAATTATGCCAAAGTTTAAAAATGGTGGTTCATGGGGAAGTACTGACTACATTCTCCCAGTACCAAAGAAGACCCGTCAAGGACGGAGTACTTTTACTAAATTAAGTGCTACTTCACGCAACAAAAAGAAGAAAGCGTACAGGGGCCAAGGTAACTGATGGGTATCATTAATAAGAGAGAACCTGAATCTTCTGTTATACAGAGAGAGGGTAATTCTGGTATTGTTACCCCTGATTATAGAATCCCTGCAGGTGTTCCACCTGTACCAAGAAATAATCAAGGGAAGAATGATGTATACCTAGAACCCGAAGCAAAAAAAGAAGAAAATCATTACAATAGTAAAGAAGAGTCTTCTAGACCTGTCGTACCTTTTACTGGTGGGTGGATGGAGAAGAAACTAAGTGATGAGCAAATGAAGTACCTTTGGGATACGATTGACAAGAAGAAGGAAAGTTGCGCTTATAGACTTGCTGGACATGTAATGGATAGTTACGATCTTGAAGATGAGGAGCAATTCTTCTACCTAAACGTCTTGGATCCATTGATGCAAGAGTATATGCATAACTTTGGTAATCCAGGAGATGATATTCCAGTTAATAATTTACATCCGTATTGTTTACACCATTGGTGGGTAAATTATCAGCGTCAAACTGAATACAATCCAGTTCATGATCATAGTGGAGCATTTTCATTTGTTATATGGATGAAAATTCCGTATACTAATGAGGAACAAAACGAAACAGGGGGAGAGAAAGCTGAAATTGCTAAAAGAGCAGGTTTGAGTAGAGGACATGCTTCAAATGGAGCATTTGAATTTTCGTATAGTGACATTCTTGGAAAGTCTAATACATTTTATTATGATATGGGAAAACCATTAGAAGGTACTATGCTTCTATTCCCTTCTAGTTTAAAGCATCAGGTATATCCATTTTTTAATAATGACGAATATAGAATTTCTATATCTGGTAATATAGTTCTTAATACTAATACAAGAATACCTGTAGAAATGAATACGGATCTGCCTGACTTTATAGAACCAGGTAAATTAGAAAAAAATCATCAGAGTACTGCAACTACTATAGTAGCTTTACCAGAACATACAGATAAGAAGATCGGTGAATATCATTATCCACCATTTAATGATATTAATGAGAAATTATTTCATATCATACAAGATTTGGGATCTGGTAGTACAGGAGTAAATCCCAAAGAAGCACATTGTACGATGACTGATTGGGATTTGTATACAAGTCAAGAACATGTTAAAACTATGGTAGATTGGGTTCAACGAATTATTGATGACCAGTTTAATCCTCCAGAACATGATTTTAAGACAGTAGAGACATGGGCAGTTACATATAAGGAAGGTGAAGATATAGACTGGCATTCTCACGGAATTAGTTGTTATTCCTTTGTTTATTATGTCAATGTTCCTGAAGGATCATCACCATTGCTATTTCAGAATCCAGAAGGTATAATAGATCCAAAACCAGGTAAGGTAGTTATTTTTGAAAGTAGATTAAAACACAAGGTTCCACCTAATAACTGTAACGGTAGATGTGCTGTATCAGGCAACATTTTTCTAAAAAAACATAGAGAATTATGACTTTATCAACTCAATTAAAAGAAGGTACTAAAAAATCACATAATGCGGCAGAGAATACTAAATTTGTTGCTGGTTTCCTCAAAGGAGTACTAAACCCAGAAGAGTACCGTAAACTAATTACGGACTTTTATTATGTCTATGAGACAATGGAGGAAAGGATACAGGAAACTAAGGATCCTTTAGCAAATACGTTGCAACAATGGAATGCAAAATTATTTCGTACCGCATTTCTCAATAGAGATCTTAGGTATTATTATGGTCCTATGTACAGGAGTATGCTGACACCATCAGAATCTTGTAATAATTATTGTTATAGGATTAATGAAATAGCAGAGAAAGATCCATATCTTCTTATAGCACATCATTATACTAGGTACATTGGTGATCTGTCAGGTGGTCAAATCCTTAAGGGTATTGCTCAGAAGGCGTTAAATCCTCCTGAAGGAGAGGGATTACACTTTTACGAGTTTCCCATGATAGAAGATGCAAAGGCGTTTAAAACCGATTACAAAGCAGTTCTAGACGGTCTGGAAATTAATCAAAATCAGATTGATGCATTAATTGATGAAGCAAATTACGCATTTAAACTTAACATGCATATGTTTGATGAACTTCAAGGAGATGCGAAAAAAGGACTACTTAAAGTACTATGGGGAGTAGTTACTGGAAGATGAAAGGAACTATAGCTAATTTGTATCCAACTCCAATATATTGGGTGGAGAAGTTGGATAATTTTGATCAAATTCAGAATGAAATTGATGAAGCCGTAAAAAGCGTTAACTTTGAAATGAAAGGAGATTGGGGTGCAACTCATTATCTTTCAGATCCTACTTTCAAAGAGAATTTTATCGTTTCAAACAATTTAGATCATTTGAAAGATCAAATTGTATACCATTTAAATGATTATATGAAAGGTATTCAATTTCCTCATACTAATGGATATATTGGAAGTTCATGGATTTCCTTATTTAAAAAGGGAAACTATGGGCATTGCCATCATCATGGTACTACTGATGTGTCTGGAGTATACTATTATAAAACTGATGGATCTGATGGCAGTATATATTTTGAAAATCCTACTCCTGCTATGACCTCATCATTTTGTTATAAAGCTTTGTGTGAAAGAGAGCAAATAGTTCCTAGTGAAGGTATGCTTGCTTTATTTCCTGGTTGGTTGATGCATGGTATAACGACAAATCAGACAAATCATGATAGAATGAGTCTATCATTTAACATAGTGTTTAATAGAGACGAGAGTAATTATTGATTATGAAATTCCAACCATATGATCACGGGTTCCCATTCATCATTATAGATGACTATTTTGATGAGGATGAGTTGAAATTATTATGGAATGAGGTCGATACTCTGTATAAAGAGGACGTTTTCTTGGATCCAGTCGACTCTTATAGTGCTTATGATGTGAATGGATTCCTAAAAAACAATAAATGCATCCATTTAGACGAATATTTTGCTAAAAAACGACAAAAAAGCGATATTTTACAAATAAATCGCAAAATTTTCCTTCAAGACCTCTTAGTAAGGTCAGAAAATTGGTTTTTTAAGAATTTTATCAAAACTTGTGACTATGATTCCACATTATTATCATATTACGAGGGTGACAATTATTATAGAGCACATACAGATGCATCGATGATTACTGGACTATATTGGTTCTATAAAGAGCCTAAACAGTTTACTGGAGGGGAGTTTATATTCCCTGAGTATAAGATTGATATTGAAGTAGTTAACAATAGAATGTTATTGTTTCCATCATTTATTAAACATCAGGTTATGGAAGTTTATTTAGATCCAAAATTTGCAGATCAAAATATGGGTAGATGGTGTATGACACAATTTTTAGATTCTAAGTCAATGTGCGACATAGAATCAACAAAAGAGAGAACTGATATAGAAAAAATGCGAGTGAGAAGGGAGAAAATGGATAAAGATGTAAAAAGTGTTCTCTTTAATAGATAAATAATAAAGACGTATAAGTCTTTATTGATGAGTGAATCTATTATATTCAAAAGTATTGTACCAAGAGGCAGCTCTGTAGGTCCTACTGCGGAGCAAATGGATGCAGCTTATAATAAAAAAGATGAACGACATGAAGGTGTAGCGAATAGACCTGTTGATATGTCTGATGAATTCCGAAACAATGGCTGGGAATACTGTAAATATTTAATTACAGATCCAAGGAGTGACAGTTATCTTAAAAATAGGGAAGGTGAATAGTGGCATTAAAACCAATAACAGGTGCAGAATTAACTAAAAATAAATCGAGACATTTTGCTGATGTTAATATTGCATTTTCTAAAAATAGGTTTACTGATGATGCATCAAAGGTAACAAATGCAAATTCAATCAAACAATCTATCAAAAATCTAGTTTTAACTAGACCAGGGGAAAAATTATTTCAAAGTAATGTTGGTAGTGGAGTATATCAAAGACTCTTTGAACAGTTAGATCCCTTTACGATTGATACAATACAAGGTGACATAATAAATACCATTAACCAATATGAATCTAGAGTGCAACTTCTGAGTTGCAAATTAACTCCATTTTACACTGCAGGTAAAGTTTCCGTAGCCGTTAGGTATAAGGTTGTTGGATTACCTATTACAGAATCTATATCATTCGTATTACAGAGACCTAGTTAAATGCAACCGAATAAGCTAACAGCATTAGACTTTGAAGATATCAAAGCTTCTATAAATTCATATCTGAGAACGAGAGATGAGTTTACAGATTATGATTTTAATGGATCTACATTATCATATCTTGTCGATGTTTTATCATATAACAGTTATTATTCAGCATTCTTGTCCAATATGGCAATGAATGAGGTATTCTTACCTTCATCTACAATTAGAGATAATGTTGTTAATATTGCTAAACTATTAAATTATGTTCCTAGATCAACGACATGTTCTAAAGCATGTGTAAAACTGGAAGTTCAGACACCTAAGACTAATTTAGCATATCCTAGTTCTGTTACTTTGAAGAGGGGTCCTGTTGCAAGAGGTAGTAATTATATTTGGAATATTCTAGAAGATGTTACTGTAGAAGTTGATACTGTAACTGGTAAAGCGTTATTTGAGGCTGTTACTATTAATGAAGGGTCTATAATCAATTTTTCATACACTGTTAACACTTTCCAGTCTCAAGAGTATAAAATTCCTTCTGAGGATGCTGATATAGAGACTTTGAGGGTTACAGTTAAAGCAAACGAGTCTTCTACTACTTCAGACCTCTATAACAAGGTAGAAACTGTTACCAACCTAACTGGTAATACACGTAGTTATTTCCTCTCTGAAGGCGAGGATATGCGGTATCAGGTAAGATTTGGTGATGATAGTATTGGTAGAAAGTTAAAGGATGGTGAGATTATCAATTTTGAGTACTTAACTTGTTCTGGAAAAGAAGCAAATGAAGTAACTAGTTTTGGTTATATTGGAACTATGGAAGATAGTAATAATATAGTAGTTTCTAATGCTGATATTATTCTTACTGCAAAACAACGTTCTCAAATGGGTGATGACCCAGAGACAATAGAATCTATTAAGTATATGGCTCCAAGATTCTATGCTTCTCAATATAGAGCAGTAACAGCACAGGATTATGCTGTTATTACCAAAAATCTTTATTCTAATGCTGAGTCCGTTGTTGCTTATGGTGGAGATTCTTTAACACCTCCAATATACGGTAAAGTATACGTTGCTGTTAAGACTAAGACTGGATCTCTTTTAAATGATCAGTCTAAGAAGGATTTACAGACTAAATTGAGAGCATATTCAATGGCATCTATAGATCCTGTTGTTATTGATCCAGATGAGCTTTATATCTATCCTAAAGTCTTTGTTCTTTATGATACTGGTGTAACTAGCAATACTTCTGATATTAAAACAAATATTCAGAATTCTATTAATGATTGGGCTACTCAAACACAAATTAACAATTTCAACTCTACATTTAGAAACCAACAGTTCCAAAAAGCAATTGCTTTATCAGATAAAGCAGTTAGTGACGTTTCCGTTCAAACCTCTCTTTTAAAATATATTAGAGCTGATGCTGACCAGACAAATACTTATTGTATTTCTACTGGTGGTGCTCTTTATAATAGTGCTCCTAGTAATACAGACGGTGCATGTACAAAGGAACCAGTTATACTTTCTGGAAACTTTAGGACTGCTGATAGACCAGGTATTGATCAATTATTTGAAGATGATGGATTTGGTAAACTAAAAACATTCTATAATACTGGAAATAAGAAGGTTTATACTAATAATTCTGCTGGTAGTATCAATTATGATACTGGAGAAATATGTCTTGGTCCTATTAATATCGTTGGTGCAGGTGATGATGTCCCTGAATCTACAAATATGGATTTAACTGATCCTGTAACAGGTATTGGTACTGTTATAGATCCTACTAAATTGAATCCGAATTTAAACCTCCCAGTACTCTTTATACCAGGCAATAATACGACAATTCCAGCGTCAACACCTGGTACTATTATCAATGTAGTCAATCCTGAAGTAACGGTAGCACCAATTGGAACTATTCCACCTACCACTATCCCTCTAAATAGTTTGACACCACAAACATTTAACCAAACACCAACTTTGGTTGAGGTAACTCAGATTACTAATACAGGTGATCCAAACAGCTCGACTTGTTTCTAAAATTAGATGGCAAATACGAATAAGGTCTCTCAGTCAGTTAAATCATTAACTCCTGATTTTATTGAACAGGATTATCCCCTGTTTAATAAGTTTATTGAGTACTATTATAGATCTCAAGAAAAGACTGGTCTAGGACAGAATATAGTTAATAATTTCCTACAATATCTGGATATTGATAAACTGGATGTTGGGATTCTTGATGGTGCGACAAAGATTGTAGAAGCAATTAATGAGACTGATGATAAGATAATTGTAGAGTCTGTTGATACCTTTTTAGAGAAAAATGGGTCATTATTAATTGGCGACGAAGTAATATATTACGAGAAAACGACATCTTCACCTAACATTGCGTTAAGTCCAGGTATTTCATACGAGCAGGTTCAGTTAAAATGGACTGGTCTTGCAAGTCCATTAGCACTTTTTGATGGTTCAAAACAGAGATTTCCGTTAACATCACAAGATAATCCTATTGCTCCACCATCTGCACAGCATTTAATTGTTAAAGTATATGGTGAATTACAAATACCTCTTTTAGATTTTACTGTAGATGGTACTGATATTGTCTTTACTGAGGCTCCTAGAGCTAAATTGGATGCTGATGATACATCTTCCACTACTGTAACATACATGAGTGGTTTTGTTGAGAGTCCTATAGTACAAATTGATAATATATCCAATAGTTTTGGTGATGATAAGAGACAATTCACTATTACTAGGAATAATGAGAGATACGAACCAGTTATTGATGAATATGTCTATGCAATATATGATAATCAACTTTTAATACCAAAAGAAGAATTTTATATTGATCATGATCAATTTATATTTAAAAATGCACCTTTAAATGGTAGATATTTGGAATTATTTGCTGTTGAAGCACCAATTCCTTCTTTTGGTGCTGATGCTGTAGGATATGCTCGTATTGATAATGATGGAAGCCTTACAGGCATTTCTACAAATATTAATGGTAGTAATTATCGATATGAATATCCACCAAAAGTATCTGTTAATAGTTTAACTGGTAGTGGTGCTTCTGCAACAGCACTTGTTAACGGTGTTAAAGAAGTACAATTATTAAGTGGTGGTAAAGGATATAGTGATACAAACCCACCTACTGTTGTTGTTCAAGATCCAACAAAACCTGGTGCAAAAACTTCACAAATTAAGGCAACAGTTACTAATGGAGAAGTTAGTAGTCTAGAGGTACTTAATTCTGGTAATGGTTATACCTTTACACCTAGATTGACTTTCCAACAGCCTGGTGGTGCAAAAATTGGAGTTCCATACATTGTTGGTGGTTCTATTAGTGGGACTGTTGAAGTTTTAGAGAAGGGATTTGGATATACAACAGTTCCTGAAATTTATGTTGATGAACCAACAGGTGAAGATGGTATCAAGGCTTCATTACAAGCAGTATTAGTAGATGGTCAAATCCAAAGTATTAATATTTTAAATGCTGGTCAGGGATATGAAACTGTCCCTAGAATGATGATTAAGGATCCTGTAGGTGCTCAGGTATTAGAAACAAGGGTTGATGGTGACGGAAGAGTTGTTTCTATCGAACTTTTAAGTGGTGGTAGTGGATATGATGACGTTCCTTCTGTATACATTTTAGATGATAGAACAGATGGAACTGGAGCATATGCTGGTGGTACTGGAGCTACTGCAGTAGCATCAATATTCAATGGTAGAATAATTGATATTAATATCGTTAATTTTGGTAGAGACTATAGTGCTGCTAATCCTCCAACAATATTCATTCAAGATCCACCATCTGCAGAAGCATCTGCAAATGTAGGATTAAACCAAGTTACTGGATTTATTGTAAATCAGGCTGGTTCTGGATATACTAAAGCACAATTTGAAGGATGTGCTAGAGCAGCAAGTGGTATTACTGCATATACTGAAGATGGTAACGCAGTTTTCACAAATGATACTGCTGCAACTTCTGCAGCAATTGATACCCCAGTAAAATGTTTGGATCAACTTTTTGTTAAGAGACTTCTTGACAAATATACAGAACAGTTCCTTCCAGATGTTCCAAGTCTTGATTATACAAAGATTGATGTAAGAAATGCTATAAAATCAATTAAAGATTTCTATGCATCTAAAGGTACATCTTTTAGTATTGCATATCTATTTAAATTACTATATGGTGAAACGGTAAGTATATCTTATCCTAAAGATCAAATTATTAAGCCATCTAATGCTACTTGGTCTATTGATACTATTCTTCGTGCATCTTTAGAGAGTGGTGATCCTGTTAATATTAAGGATGGTCTTATAACTCAAGAAGCTGATATTGCTGATTCTAATGTTCAAGCAGCAAGTGCACTTGTAGAAAACTTTATATCAATTAAAACCTCTGAATTAGAGATTTTTGAACTTGTATTATCAGAAGAAACTATTAATGGTACTTTTACTGTACCTTATAAGACAAGATTGGGTGAGCCTTTAACTGTAGATGACAGTATTATTACAGTTGACTCCACTATTGGTTGGCCAGAAAGAAACGGTGAATTTGTTATTGGTGGTACTGAAGTTGTACAATATAAGGAGAAATCATTAAACCAGTTTATTGAATGTACTCGTTCTGTTAATGGTGTAGTTGAAGATTGGGATTCTGCTACTGAAGTAAAGTCTAATTTTAGAATTTATATCAATAAGGGTACTCTTCAAGAAGTTGTAATGAATATTGTTGGTATCGTTGATGCTCAACAAACAACTTTAACAGATACTGGATCTTACTATCTTCCTGGTGATAAATTAACAGTTTCTAAGTTAGGTGGTACTGGTATTAATCCAGATTTAACAACTTGGTTATATAACGTCAAAAAACTAATTGAAGTTACAAGTATCACTTACGGTGGTGTTAACGATCAATCTGCTACTGTAACTTGTGCTAACCCTCATGGACTATTGGTTGGGGATCAGGTTACAATATATGGTGCTAACCCAATCATCTATAACGGATCTTCTCTTGTAACATCTAGAGATGGTGAGTATATTTTCCAATATAATTTACCACAACCTGCTACAGTTGAACCACAAGGTAATATTTTAGTATCTATTGACCTTAATAAAGGTAAGTCACTTAACACTGCTATCTTTAATGCTATTAGCCCCTATACTACAAACGTACAAAACTCATTCTTTAATGATCAATACGTTTATGTTGCTGCTACAGGTATTCCAAACTATGAAATTGGTCCTTTCCCAGGATCTGCACTTCTTCCAGGCAACCAGCGTAAATTAAACAGGTTCCCTAAAGTTGCACAAACAATTTCAACTAAAGACATTATTAATCCTGGTCCTATTGGTACATGGGTTAATGGTGTTTCTATATGGTCTTATAAGTCAGATTTAAGCAAAACATTTGGTGCTGTAACAGGTATTGATATATTAAATGTAGGTAAAGACTATGATGCTGCTTCTCCTCCAGCAATTACCATATCTGGTGGTGGAGGTGCTAATGCAACAGCAGAAGTAACTGTTGATGGTTCTATTAGTGAAATTACAGTTACCGATGGTGGTTCTGGTTATACAACCTCACCATTGGTCTCTATAGTCGGTGGTGATGGGTCTGGAGCTGCTGCTACAGCAATTATTACTAAAGGTGAAGTTTCACGTATTCTAATCAATACTGGAGGTACTGGATATACTTCACAACCTTCTATTACTATTGTTGGTGGTGAAGGTACTGGAGCACAAGGTACAGCTTCTGTACGTGGTCCTATTAAATCAATTGATGTTACTAATGGTGGTAATTCTTATACTTCAAAACCTACCATATCATTAAGTTCTGGTAGTGGTGCTGTTGCACAGGCTATCGTTAATAATGGAAGAATTATATCTATTGCTATAATTTCTGCTGGTCAAGGTTATACTACTGCACCCGAAGTTACCATTCAAGGTGATGGTTTTGGTGCTATTGCAAGAGCAACAATTGATGTTGATGGTGAAAATGCTGGTAGGGTAACTGGAATTGAGATTGTTAACAGAGGTATTAACTATCTTCAAGGTACTACAGTTATTAATCTAACTTCTGTTGGTCAAGATGCTTTATTTGAGTCAAATGTATTTGAATGGACTTATAATTTAGAATCTACTTCTATATTTGATGACGCAAGAGGTGGTGTATTTACTGGTTATAATAATGAGTATGGTGGTGAATATGCTCATTTATCCAATCCTCAGAGAATGAGGTATATTTTAGGTGATAACCTCTATAAAGATGCTTATGGTAAAACTTTAGAAAAAGAAGATCAGTTAGGACACTCTCCTATTATTGGTTGGGCATTTGATGGTAATCCAATTTATGGTCCTTATGGTTATACTGATCCAACTGACCAAGGATCTGCTGTAATTAGACTTAGCACTTCATTTAGATTACAAGAGAGTCTTGTATTTGATGCAACAACCAATCCATATCCTATTAGAAATGATGGACCTCTTCTTACAGATGTAGATACAGATGGTGATTATCTATATCCTGCAGGTAAATTTGTTGAAGATTATGAATATGTCTTTGGATTAGGTGATCTAGACCAATATAATGGTCGTTTTTGTAAGACTCCAGATTATCCAGAGGGTAGATATTGTTATTTTGTAACTATTGATGCTACAGAAGATGGTAATGCATTATTCCCATATGTTATTGGACCAAGTTACAACTCAGTTGTTGATACTTGGAACCTTTCAACTAGTGCGGTACAACAAAATATCCCTTCTGGTGTTGTAAGATATAGAGATCCTTACGAAAATGTTGATATTGATGTATCAAGAACACCAAATGCTTCTACTGCTGCATTAACCACTGAAGATGGTGATGTGTTGATGTTTGAAGTTGAGGATGTTAACCGTGATGGTGTTATTACTGCTGATGAGACTGAAAATCCTGCTGAGATGTTTGAAGAGTCTCCTCTACAGTTATTTGATTATTTCCCTAAAGTTAAGTTTGACTCTAAAGTTGATATTGAAGTTGAGACTATAACTAAATTTGAAGATGCTTCTGTAACTGGATTTACTATTGAAAACCCAGGAAAGAACTATCAGGTTGATGATATACTTACATTTGATAATTCAGGTACTGACGGAGCTGGTGTTTCTGCTCGTATTTCTAGGATTAAGGGTGAAGCTATAGATTCTTATAGTTTTGAGAACGTTAATGGATTGAATTACGGTGTCTTAGACACTAATGTCCCACATAATTTGGTTACTGGTGATGAAGTATATGTTGATTATACTCCTATAATGAATAATACGAACAAATCTTTTGTTGTTCGTCAAATTAAGGGTATAGAATCTATTGTAATTGATCAGGCTGGTTCTGGATATGATGAGGAGATTCCACCAACAATTATTATTGATGGTGATGGTACTGCTGGTAAATTAGAAGCAGTAGTTACTTCTGTTGGATCTATTGATACCGTTAATATTATCAATTCTGGATCAAATTATACTACAAGTCCTCGTGTTATATTAAGTCATCCACAAATTTTCAAGAAGGCAGATTATTATGTAACAACGATATCAAATAACAATTATGTTTGTGTTAATGATGTCTATGTTAATGATGAAAAAGAGACATTCTATTGTGGTAAAACAAAAGATGCTACTGGAAATACCGTTGCATTTATATCTAAGTATTCTGCTCTAGGTGTTAAAGAGTGGGAAAGAACTCTAGAAAGTACAGTTGGACAATATTATACAGAGTATCAAAAAATATATGTTAATAAGAATGCATATACAAATGATGAAATTTGGGTTGTAGGTAATAATAGACCAAATGCAAACCTTTTGGATGTTTATAATCCAGATATTATCTTATGTAAGTATACTCAATCTGTAGATGGATTGGATGCTACTTTAGATTTCCAAAAAGGATATGCTGGTATATCTGGTGCTAATCGTGCAGATTATGTTACTTGTATTGAGAAATATTCAGATATTCGTTATGTTATTGGTGGATATACAAATACAAACTCATTAAATCCTGATGATGCCTTTATAGCATCTATTGATACTACAGGTAATTTTGCTGTTAAGAGAAAGATTGCATCTGGAACTTTATCTGAAAGATTAACAGATATGTTAATCATTGGTGATAATGTATATTTCACTATGGAGACTGCTTCTGGTCCCGACTCTAAAGATATTAACTTAGCTTTTGGTAAGGCTACTATTGGTATCAATGCAATAACAATAGATTGGATAAAGGAATTAAGTAATACGGTTTATTCTTTCTTAAACACTAGCTTAACTATAGACGAATTTAATGAGTTTTATGTTACTGCAACTTGCAGACTTAAGTCTGATGATACTACTAAAGATAGTTTCTGGGTAGGTAAATTAAATGCAGAAGGTAATGTAATTTGGAATTATCGTTATCTTGCTACTGGTAGAGAATTAACCTTAGTTGATAAGGCTGTTATTGATATATTTGGTGATCTTAACGTTGCATATACAAAAGATGATCAAGTTACTAGAAAAACAACTGTAGGAACTGTTAAGATTGGTTATGACGGTACTATGAAGAAGCATAGTACAAGTGAATTTAATAAGAAGCAAATTGAAGGTATTACTGCAAATGCAATGGATGTGGATGTATCTGGTGATGTATACGTTTACGGTCAAACTCAATGGAATAGGAATGAGTTTATTTTAGATTTTGCTGATGGTGGAGCTCCTCTTACTGATCTCTCTGCTCATTATACTATTACAGATCAAAGTGCTAATAATTCTATACGTTATCTGAATGGTGTAGCAAAGATTGATGGATGTAATGTACCAGCTAATACTCAAACTACTTGGGAAAATGGTCATATTAAAGCATCTTCTTCTGAGTTAGGTACTACATTGGATGGTGACTTTACCATTCAGATGATGGTATACATTGATGGAGATTCTGGTCTTCCATTTAGTTTAAGTCAGAACCTTATGACCCTATGTCAGATTGGTAGTTCTCAGGATGCTACTGGTGGTCTTTGGTTAGGATTTGGTACAGGTCGTGGTTTAGATTTAACAATTGCTAATAGTTCAACTCAAATTGTTAATGCTACTGCTATTTCAAGTGCTTCTTCTGTAATGCTTAATAATACTTGGATTTCAGTTGCAATAACTAAGTCTGGAAATCTATTCTCATCATATGTTAATGGTGTTCTAGTAGCTAGTGGAACTATATCAAATACATCATTTGCTGGTAAGGATCTATACTTTGGTGTTGGACCTGGATTTGGTGCTGGTGTTAACGATTTTGATAAAGATACACAAGGACAATTCTTCCTTGATGATATTAAATTAAAGAATAGGGCAGTAACTCCAACTTCACCATCTGATATTAATGGACTCCCACAAGCATCTCAATTTGGTTTTGGATATTCTTGGACAGATACTGCTTGGTTTGCTGCTCAAACAAGAAGATATGAGTATGATGATTATATTGGTTTTGGTTTAAAGATTGATAAGAATGCTGATTCAGAACGTTTAGGTGATCAAGGATTACAAACAAATACTCAGATTGGATTTGCAAGAACTAATATTGATGTTGTTCCAGGATCACCTTTAACTATTGGTAGTACTGGTTTTGAATTAGCAGAAGCAGGTTTCCAATCATTAGACTTTGATGATGCTACAACAACCATGTCTCAGGACACAGAGACACTAACTTATGCTGCTGATGTTTGGAGTGCTAGAACTTCAACTGTTCCTTCTCCAGGATCTCAAAAGTTAAGGGTATCTGCTGTTGTTAAAGATAGGTACTACATTAAACCTACATCAACAACTGTCATTAATAATATACAAGAACTTACGTTAAATCAGGCATTTGATTTTACAGTTGGTGCTAAATTAGTTCTTCAAAATCCTAACGGTACGTTTATTAATAGTGGTTATATTATTAAAAAGGATAATTCTGTTAATAAAATATATCTTGCTATTATTCACAATGCTTGGACTGATGATTTAGATAATGGGGAATTAGTCACTCAACAATTCAGTGAGCAAGATAGTTATGGTATTATTGGTCCTCTTCCAAATGATATTAATGAAATTAAGAATTATGTGTTTACTGAGATTAATAACACAACTCCAGGAACATTTGATATAGATCTTGCTACTTTCGATGCACCTTCGGATATTGGTGGAACTAATAATTTAGATGATTTTGCAAAATTAAAGGAATTTGATGTAAATGATTATTCAATTAGAATAGATGAGGTTTCAGGTGGATCGACATATATTCCTGGATCTGTTGTTGATATTACATCTAGTGATATAACATTTAATACTGCTTATAGTACTTGTCAAATTACTAATTTAGCTGGTGTTCTTAAGATTACTTTAACAGCAAATCTAACAAAGATTATTCAAGTAAGTTCTGTTGCCAATACTGACGAAGTATATTGTATCACCTCTACAAGTCATTACTTACATACTGGTGAGATGATTTATATTGATGGTAACCCATCACAAGAATCTGGTGGTACTACTTACGATGAATATGACGGTGCTTTCCCAGTTGATAGTGTTATCAGTCCATTAGAATTTACATATAAGTTAAATCAAGCTGCTGTAACTTCACCTTCTGCATCAGCAGCTGCTGTTAGTGTATATGTTAAGTCTCCTGTTTTAAAAATGTATTATGGTCATCAGTATCTGTTTGACCTAAGCCATTCTTCAATGGTTGGTGGAAACTTATCCTTTGCTAAGGATAATCTTTATAAGTTGGAATATTCATTCAACTCTATTGAGAGAATTGGTATTCCTGGTGTAACTGGTCAAGGACAACCTACACCTACAGTTAAGTTGAAGATTGACGAGGATATTGTTACTAATATCTCATATTATTTCGATCCATCTAGAACTGGAGCAGATTCTCCTGTAATTGAAGGTAGTTATCTAGATGTTACAGATTCTCCTTATAAGGGTATCTTTACTATTTCAAGTACTGCTGGTGCAACTATTACTGAAGGTGCAGATATATTCAAGTTCCTTCTTGCTAATGAACCAGAAGGAAATGCAAATGTTAATCAAACAACTTATAGTACAAGTTCTCTGAAAGCAGTTGGTTCTATTGCGGATGTTCGTATAGTTAATGCTGGTGGATTCTACACTAAATTACCTATTGTTACAGATATTCAATCAACAAGAAATATTGAAAGAGTTCAAATTAATGAACCAGGTACTGAATATGCTATTGGTGTTTATAACTCTGTTCCTATTCAAGGTGATGGAGAAGGTGGTTTAGTTAGTATTCTAGTTAATGATGGGGCAGATGAAGATGGTATTACAATTCCTGGTCAAATACAAGAGGTAGTTGTTACTTCTCCAGGTAAGGCATATACTACTGCTTATGTTGATATTGAAGGAATTCCAGGTATTCTTGGACCAGGATTACAAGGATCTGGTGCAGAATTGACTGTTGTTATTCCTCCTTTTGGTACTGAGGCATCTATCTTCACTAGAGGTGATAAGGTTGGTAAGATTAAGAAACTTAAAAATAATAACTTCGGTTATGATTATCCTCATGACTATACTTTACGTCCTGAGATTACATTCCCAATAAATGCTCAGTTAACTTCTACAAGTATTCTTGAAAGTATTACTGTTACAAATCCAGGTTCTGGATATTCATTAGCACCTGCTGTAATAATTCAAGGTGGTGGTGGATATGGTGCTCAAGCTGAAGCATCTATTAAGAATGGTAGATTAGATAACATTGTTGTTAAAGATCCTGGTGCTGGATATTCTTCTACACCACAAGTTAGTTTAAGATCTTCTTTCAACTATGTTGTTAACTTAGACTTAGGTTTATTACAATTTGCTTATCCTCATGGAATACCCAATGGTGCTGAACTTTCATTAGCAGTAACTGATACTGGAGATGGTGCTGATTTCCCACTATCTGCTGGTGCTACTGGTCGTCTTAATGGAAATACTACTTATTATGCTATTTCTGGTTCAGCAAATTCACTAGAGGATGATCAATTAAAAATTGCTATCACTGAGGCTAACGCAGAACTTGGTGATGGTCTTACATTTGTCAATGCTGGTGATGGTCGTCAAAGTGTATTAACTGAGTCATTTGGTGGTGCTGCTGAAGCTAATGTTATCACATCTACTTTCTTGGAAGGTGAATTAGTTTATCAGGGGGAAACATTAGAAGTTGCTACTGCAACTGGATATGTTTCTACAAACTCTGGTTGGCAAGTTGGACCTAGAATTCTTAAGATTGTTAATCATGATGGTTTATTTGCAGAGAATGAAAGAATAACTGGTGTTATTTCTAAGTCTTCTGGTATTATTAGTGATCTTAAAGTTGCTCGTGGTGTGTTAGATATTGGATCTATCACTAAAACTACTGGTCAATTCATTGATGATGTTGGTAAGCCATCTGAAATTATTCAGAAGATTCAAGACTCTTACTATTATCAGGACTTCTCTTATGCTGTTAAGTCTGCTGTTTCTATTAGTGAGTGGAAAGAGATTCTAATCAGGAACGTTCACCCTGCATCATTTAAGGTGTTTGGTGAGTTGAACTTAAATGAATATGGTCAAATTCCTAATAAGGAGACATTCTTCCAGTTAACTAAATCAGTCGAACTTGCTCAAGAAGCAGTTGTTCCTAATATCCAAAGTTTTGCTCTAGTTGAGCCAATTTATTCAGAGTTTAATAATACTGAAGTTTTATTCCGTCAAAAGAGATTGACATCTTCTGAGAATATTCTAACTTCTGTTGTTCAACGTGTTGATAATATCGATCACTTATTTGATGGTGAGAGAATAGCATTCCCATTAACAGTTGAGGGAGGAACTGTTGTTGCTAACGCAAACCAGTTGATGATCGTTCTTAATGGTATTGTACAGAACCCAAATACAGCATTCCAAATACAAGGTGATTCTATAGTATTCTCTGAGCCACCTTCACCACCTGCTAGTGTTAAATATGCTAATCTTACTATTAGTCAGATCCAAACCTATGATTTAACATGGAATAACCAGAGTGGTATCTATCCTCTTATTGGTAATAGTCTTGTTGGTACTAGCTCACAAGCTAGATTAATTGTAACTTCAGTTACTGGAGATATTATCAGTGGATATATGGATGAAGGTACATTCATTCTTGGTGAATTATGTACAGTCTCTGCAACAGGATTCTCTGGTAATTTAGTTGATATTACAGCTGTTTCTAATATTGGATTGTATACTTATGGAGAAACAGTTACTAACCTTCAAGGTGATACTGCTAAAGTCGAACAAATTAACTTAGAAACTGGTGCAGAAACTCCAGTTTGTGATTTACGTTATGCTATTGGACCTTCTACTACTGAATTTGAAGTAGTTCCTGTCGATGGTACTGGACCACTTCCTGTTGGAACCATAGATGTAGCCGAGAATGATGGATTCAGAATCGGTGCTGAAATTATGGAAGTACTCACAGTTGTTGATGGAGCTGAATCTACAACAATAACCGTAGTTAGGGGTGTATTAGGAACTCAGGCAACTGCCCAACAAGAGGGTTCTCCAATGTATAGTACTGATATTAATGTTACTGAGGCTCTTACATTAAGTAAGACTGCTGGTACATATCAGTCTACACCAGGTCTTTATAATATTCAATTGAATGATGTTATTATTGGTGCTAAATCTGGCACTGTATCTAGAGTTACAACTGCTAGTGTGTATCAAGATCCTGTTACGGGAGAGTTTATTGGTCAGGTTGATATTTCTCCTGGATCTTCATTCTTTGGACTACTATTCAACAGAATTACATCTACATCTTATCCAAACGTAGTTATAGATGACATTTCCAAGTCTAAAATTAGTGTTGTCGATTTTGATGATAACGCAACTGCATACAACACAAACTTCCCATCAAATGAGATAGTTAGTAACTATGTTATTCCTTACAGTAATGCAGTAGGAACATTGCAGATTGGAGAAGATATTCGTAACTATAAGATAGAGTATGGTAATAATACTGGAGAATTTACTGCTGGTGAAGATGGTAGAGTTAGAAAGATATCAATGTATGATAAAGAGGGTGAAGGATTCTTCAATGCAGGTCAAATAATTAGAACTCGTGATACTAAAGCTGAAGTTATTGGATATAACCAAGCACGTGGAATTGTATACTTAGGTAAGATTGGTAGAAGTCTACCTGATGGTCAAGATTATTTTGAGTTTGATTTTGCTAATGATGCTGCAATTTCTAATACACAGAAGAAATTTGGAAGTACTTCATTACAATTAGATGGTACTGGAGATTATATTGGTGTTGCATCAACAAGTGAAATTGCTTTTGGTACAGGTGAGTATACTATTGAGTTCTGGTGCAGACCAGATACTGCTGCACTAGCAGGTTTAGCTGAAATTTATGATACTAGAACAGCTGATCCTGAAATTTCTGGAAGGATCTACTTAAATGGTGCTCAGATTCGTTATAATGTTAATGGTTCTGATATTGTAACTTCTGGTGCTACTGTTATTCCAACCAACAATACTTGGTATCATATCGCTGTAAGTAGATCTGGATCAACGGTTAAGTTATTCCTTGATGGAGTTGAAGTAGGATCTGCTACAGATAATAGTACATATGTTGCTAGACCAATTAGAATCGGAGCTACTTATTCAGCAACTAATGCATTTGCTGGATATATTGATGAGTTTAGAATTTCTAGTGTAGCAAGATATACTGGAGCATTTAATCCTCCTGCAGGTATCCATCAAGGTGATGTTGATACTAAGGTATTATTACATTTTGATAGTACTAATGGAGATAAATTTGTTGATGATTGGTCTGGTGGAGAATCATTTAGTAATGCAGAATACTTTAATAATGATCCTATTGTGGCTTCTAGACGTTATATTGGGGATCATAATTATGTTGGTGGTACTGTATCTGGTGCTGTTATTATCCAGCAAGGTATAATATCAAAGGATGTAACTGATGCTACCTATAATGGTTCGACTGGAGACTTGGTATTAACCATAGGATCTCATAGTTATACAACATCAAATACAATTAAGATTGCTCATAATTCATTAACATTCACTTGTGATATGGATAACAATGCTACTCAGCATACTTATCCACGTATAACTGACCCTGTATATGATACTGCAATTGCAATTACTGCAGTAACTGCTACTACAATTACAGTTAATGTTGGTGTAGCAATTCAACAAGGATTTGCTAAGAATAGCCACAGATACAATAATGCTGGTCAATTAATTCTTAAGAACTTAGAATTTATTGCGAAAGAAGTTGTATACATGATTAATCATAGATTCCCTAACTTTACTGTTATTGGAGGAGATGCTAATTGTGAAGATGATGTTAAAGATATCTGTAGATCAATTGTAGCAGATATGCGTAATGGTGGTAATGATAAGACTTGGCTTGCTACTTCATACTATATCGATAGAGCTGACACAGCAAATGTAAAACTACTTAATATTGAGACAGAGGTTAGAGAAACTATCTGGGCTTATAATAAACTTGATCAAATGTTAGAGTTTATTGTTACTAACAGTGAGTGGAAACCAGTTGGTGATCATGGATTAAAACAATACACTGACACATCTATTACTGATTCTTCCACAACTTCATTCACTTATAAGACACCTACTGGTGCAACTTATGATGCAGACACTGGAGATCTAACACTTACTGACGTTGGTCATGGATTAGTTGGTAGAAGAGCAGTAACAGTAGAGGCTGGTACATCATATAATGCTGAAACTGGAATTCTTTCAGTAACATCTGCAAGTCATCTATTCCAAAATGGTGACAAGGTAATGCTTGAGAAAGAGTCATTGACCTTTACTTGTGATATGGATGGTCATAAGACTGAGCATAAGTATCCAAGAGCATCAGATCCAGCACTTGCTGGTTGGTTAACTGTTAGCAATTCACAAACAAATACTTTTGATCTTGATGTTGGTAAGTCACCTCTATTAGTCTTCAATCCTACTGGTGGATCTTATGATGCATCGACTGGTCATATGAAGTTGCAAATAGGTGATAATATATTAACTCCAGGAACTAATATTAAGGTTGCACCCAATTCAATTTACTTTAAATGTACAAGTGATGGATTGCAGGCTGTTAAGAAATATCCTAGAACTACAGACCCAATTGCAGGTAAGCCAACCCCAATTGCATATGATGGTGAGCAATTAAGTGCATCATTTGCTAACTATACACCTACAACAGGTGTAATGAGGATTACTGCTGGTAAGACATTCACTCCTCTTGATGCAACATATAATGCTGTTAATGGAATGATGAATTTAACCATCCCTGATCATGGAATGGTTGCTGGTGATACTGTGAGATTGGAAGATGGTGCTATAACATTCACATGTGGTATGGATGATCATTATAGTACTCATGCATATCCTAGAACTACTGATCCTAAGAGAGGACTTCAGTTATCTATTACTAATGTTCAGACTCATTCATTCTCAGTTAATGTTGGTATCTCACCTAAAGTTCAGTTAACACCTAATAATGGTTCTTATGATCCATCTACAGGTTTAATGACTTTAGAATTTAATACTGCTCATGGATTAACTGCTGGTACAAGTATTAAGATTGCAAAAGAATCATTAACATTTAGTTGTGGATTTGGTGGTGCTTCTGGCGATGCTGCTAAGAAGTCTTATCCAAGATCTACTGACCCATTCTATGATACTGCAGTCAAGATTGAATCAGCAACTACTAATGCTATTACTGTTAAAATTCTAGAGAACGTTCCTTCAACTAACACTGATACTCATACTTGGGTTGGTGCTACAACTGGATGTATACACACTGGTGGTGATTATGAGCATATCTTCCATAGTGCTCTTACTAATGGTGTTGTTTGGAATAAGCATGGTCTTGTTAATGGAGATAGAATTAAGATTGCTACCAATTCATTAACATTTACATGTCAGTTAGATAATCAAATAACTGAACATTCATATCCTAGAGCAACTGATCCTTATAATGGAAGATGGTTGGCAGTATCTAATGTAGGTGCTAATACATTTGATGTTAATGTTGGAATTTCTCCTGATACTTCATCACATATATTCAAATCAGCTTATTTAAATGGAATTACTAAGAGAGATGGAAGTATAACTCTTGATGTTGGTAAGTCACCTAGAGTTGGATATGATGTTGCTGGTGCGACATATGATCCTCTTACTGGTGATATGGTTCTTAATGTTGGAATTCATAATCTTCTAGAGAATCAAACGATACAAATTGCTGATAATGGATTATCATTTACATGTGCTATGGATGGTAATGCAACCACACATAGTTATCCTAGATTAACTGATCCATCTCGTAAGCATGCACTTAATATTACTGATGTTGGTGAGACAAGTAAGACTGTAAGTGGAGCAAGTTATACACCAGCTTCAGGACAAATGAGTCTTACTGTTACTGGACATAATCTTACTCCTGCTACAACACATACACCAACTAATGCAG